TTGACAACATAGTCAGGACGATAATCGCCTGTGGCGCGCATGACGAGTTGACCGTTATGCACCTCGTCATGCACAACATTAGTATGCTTAATAAGCCAATCCGATGTTAATTTACGATATTCCTCGAGACGACCTGTGAAAAACCATATTTCTACACCTGTAAAAAGGAGATGCTCAAGTACCTTAACTACGGCTGTGCGTGGGCTATCCAAGTGTGCGAGCGAATACCATTTATCCCAATCGGGTGACGTACCTTTCTCGCGCTTTAGAAAATGTGCACGATGTTTGTTGTCTGCTAACGTACCGTCAATATCAAAAATGTATAAGGGGCGCATATGATTCCAATTGAAAGCGCCCGGATGGTCCGGGCGCTTGCGGTATAAGGGATGCTCAGTTACTTACTGGTATCGATGATTGGCGTATACCCGCTGGCAAGTACTGTATTGGGCTGTGCGCCATTCCATCGTTCAATGCCGCGTAGCTTGAGCACGTTCGGATGGTTATCCAACGCTTTACCTTCTAGTTCAATGGCTTGGGCATTAGCCTGGGCCTTGGCGAGCGTGCCAGCTGCCTCAGCTTGTGCCATAGCAAGTTGTGCGTTTGCCCGACCTTGGGCTTCGGCCTCAACCTTTTGTGCCTCGGCCTTTGATGTTGCAACCTCGTTCTCACGTTGCTGCGCCAATTGCGTTGCCTTAATCTTATTTGCAATAGCATCATTCACGGCTTCAGGCAGACCGAGTTGTCCAACCCAAGAAATTTGATCCACGATTAGACCGATTGGTGCCACCCGTGTTTGTACCTTCTTTTGCACTGCGGCCAACAGATCGGACTTTCCAGCACCATAAACTTGTTCAATAGGCATCTTTGATGCAACCTCAACCAATGCATCGCGGACAATGTTATGCAAGTACACGTCGGTAATTTCATCAATTCCTTGACGATATGTCTGAAACAAGAGCGGTACCTTATCGGCTTCCACATGGTAAGTAATACCAATCTCTGCCGTCACATTCTGGCCTTCCACAGTTCCAAACGAGAACGCTTCCTTCCCATCCCAAGTACGCGTTTGCGTAAACGTCGGGAACGTAAATACCTGAGTATTTGGACCAGCCCAGCCCCATCCGGGAGCCACTGTCTGAAAATCCAGACCTTTATCGCTACCGTACTTGTTGAATTTGACACCCGCATAACCGACCGGGATACGATAGGTGAACATCAATGCGAGTAGCAGCAACAAAATGAATGTAACAATACCTGCAAGAAATTTACCGAGAAACGTCATCTTTCTTCTCCTTTGCATCCTGAATAGATTCGATACTTGTGGCTAAAAAGCGAAAAGTTATGAATATCATTAGCACCATTCCTAAGATGGTGCAGAAGGTATTTTTAACCGAAATAAGATAGGGACAAATCCAAAAGACTACCACTATCCAAGCAATAAGCGTTAGAAAATATTTATGCCGGACGAGCCAAGCCGTCCATTTGAAGGGGAGTTTCATGGGTATTCACCTCTTTATCAGCCATTTCGTTAAGGAGTTTTTGAAGCTCCGCCAAACCGCCGACCTGATCGGCGACCTTTTCAATAGCGGCCTTACGACGTGCAACTCGTTGCAATTCCGCCACCTTATCGCGGAAAGCAACCTCCTTAGCTGTTACAGCCGCATAGTCAGCCATATCGACCTTACCCACGATCCATTTATAACCGTTGTAAAGATCCGGATCGATATCATCGATAGTGCCAACTGAAACGACCTCAACGACAGTCAAACCAGAATTGGGTGAATCCACAACGACCTTATCGCCTTTGACGATATTCTGAGATTGCAATGCTTTATATGTGTACGAACGATTCGGAGTATTTGGATATGCTACCTTTACAGCAATAAGTTCAGGTAACATAGCCGCGAAGATGAAAGTTAAATTCGATTTATTCACGCGAAAATCCTCAGGTGTTGTTACTGGAAAGATATTATTGTTATAATTTTCAGCTAGTTCGTTTAGCTTATTTATCACTATGGGATTCGGCTTAGACGATGCACTTGAGAAATCATCATAACCTTGAAAGAACATGACACGGTAGTCATCAATCTCGTATCGAGTCCTACGTGGATACCCGCGCATTGCGGCATCGCGTCCATGTTGATAAGCTTGTTTAAGATAACGATATGGTCTAGACATATTCACGCTCCAATGTAACATCACGTATATGGAAATGAGATCGACTAAATTCCGCATGCGGACATTCCACCATGCAGTCGGCGATAGTATGTAAACCTTTGGGTAAATCATCGTATATAACGATTTTACCATCAATCTTATATTCAGGCTCGGAAATTTCATATTCAGGTGGACACCACATACCACCTGGCGAATAACCCACTGTGTATTCACATGTGAGAATACGACCATTTTTCAACGTAAACGACGCGCGATAATCTGTATAGCGCATAAGCAGTATTCCGTTTTACAAGTATTACACTATACACGATTAAATTGCCATTCGGGTAAAGGGCGTCTCACGCTATTAAACCATTCTCGAGCAACATTGTATGCGCGCGCGTCATTCGCGGCCTCGCATACAATGCGCAATCCTTCAATAGTCCATTCCACTGATCTGCGAACATTGAGCCCGAATTCTTCGCGAATTTCGCGAGATATCTGGCCGAAACTTTTCTGTTCCATAAGGCAAATTTCAACCAACGCGCGCAAATCGTCGCGTTGCATGCGAGTTGCCATAGTGAATTGCACATCATTATTCATCGGTAAATCCATTGTCTGTGTGAGTAATATTCTTTAAAACCTGTTCAAGAATGCGTTGCTGTTGTTTCTGAATAATCGATACCGCCTCCTCATAAGTTACAATTCGGGGGTTATTGAACTTTAAACGCCTTATTGTCTGTTGCACTGTGCGGTAGCTATTATATTTTAGAATAATGGTTGGATCATCCGAGGTCCACCATATCTCCTTTTCTTTAGTTCTATCCACGAGGGCCAGCACTTCGACTGCGTAGGCTTCCCCATGGCGTGCATCGCAAATAATGGAAAAACCACTCATAATTATTCTCTTAAGACGTAATAGCCCGTTTCCGGGCTATTACGTTATCAATCAATGACAGGCGCCTGGTGCGTCATAACAACGCGGATCGGACCCGTAACAACCGGGGCCTTGACAGGCAAGATTCGGTTGATTCGGCTGATTGACACTCATGATCAACGTGCTAGTCTCAGTAGTTTGAGCCGAGACCGCAGCAGCCAGTGTAAGACCCACAATGAAAAACATCAGCATTTTAAAATTACGCATAATTGCAATCTCCTTTACTATTAGCCGATGAATTGAATAAAGGCACATCGGCACTGCCCAAATTAAGATTTTGAAGATGACGCGTCGAGGTTTTGCAAAAGTTCTTGGTGCCTTTTAAGTAGTTCCTTAACCACATCACTATCTGTGCGATATTCGGGACCAAAATTTCCACAGCACCCGTGTTGCGTAGTATGACCGCAGCACTTCATACCAATAGGTTCATATCGAAAACGCAACCACTCTTCAATAAAAGCGATTTCAACCTCATCATCTGAAACGCTTACCTGCACGGCCTCGGCTTCATTGGCAAGGTCGCGGAGCATGAAATACGCTTCCAATAACCATGAAAGCGGATTCATTTCTCCAATAGCTACTTCTGCAATACGACGAGCCATCTCCTGAATGGCTTGTGGGGTGTGCTTGGTCATAGCTATCCCCAGTAACTAACAAATTCGGGAGTGCGCTCGTAGCGTTTATTGCTTTTGTTGTACGCCATGTTCTTTGGTGCAATAGCCAGATAATCGTTAAGATCGGCGGAAGCCTGCGGAGTAGACACGCAGAAAAAGAAAATAAGAGCCTCACGATTCACATGGCCATACAAGTGAAGCATTGCATCAATAAAACGAAGCCGTTGTTCAATAGCATATCGCATTGTCAATCCTCGTCAGGGTTTGGTATGTCTGTATACATATGACTAAGTGACTTATAAATTATTCGCCCGGCCTTTCTGCCGCCGGGGTGTTTAGGCTCGCGAGCGAAGTAATAGGCGTCTATCGCACCGGAGAAATAGGCATTCTTCCGCGTAATAAGAATGCCTAATATGAGTCCGAGCATAAAACCAAACCATACATCATCAACGGTCATTTCGGCGGCTCCGGTAGGGGCATCCAGTGGGTATAGTCGTCAGCCTCCCATCCTAATTCTTCTCCATATAAATTCAAGAAATCTCCACAGTCATCAATATGCCCGACATCCATATCCCACATATCCCAAAATTCACCTTGTGATATGCGCTTCACCCAAAGCCCTCGCAAATGGGGAGTACCATCCTTCGGCGCCGTCTCAATGGGTTGCCATTCACTCATGACCTTTCTCCGATAGCGCGGCTTCGAGGGCGGCGCGCATCTGCGCGAAAACAGCATCAGGTTCGTCCATGTCTTGCGTTTCGCGCCACGGCCATGGTTTTCGCACATTGCCGACGAAAAACGCCTGACACGCGCGATTCACCATCTCATCCGTCACCCCCACGCGAGGATGGGGTGGCGCGGCGGCCAGCATGGCATTCCAAACATTCAGCGCCTCGGGATGCCACATATGCGCTGGAGCATCTAGCATTTTCTGAGTTGGTTTGATTGGCACTAATTTCCAGCCGTCCGGAACCCCCACGCGGGGAGGTGGTGGAGCGGTGTAGAGCGGTACAAGGTGATACATGCCAGGATGAAGCTGATCATTGATCCACTGATTCATTTCAGTGCGCGCTGCTTCTCCGCCATTGCCGTCATCGCATGAATAGGCGTGCTGAATGTCGCCTTCCTCATCGATGGCGGCCCAATGAGATGGCTTCACCACCGCCTCACCCTCACGAGGAGTAGGTGGAGCGATGTATACAACTCGCATTATGCATCCGTGCGTATCCCTGTTGTGTTCCGCCGAATCTTTATCGCAGTCAATCCACACATCTTGAGAATCGTTGGAACTGGCTTTTATTTGATATATCACTCCGCACTCGCGTTGCGCGGCCAGGTGGGCGTCGATGGCATCGGCCAGCTGATTCAAAGACGGCATGGGATTAGCCGCAGCCTCTTCCATGCTTTTGTAAGTCTTTCCGCGCAAGCAATCCCGCACTTGCTCCAACGGCATCGCCTTCTTTGTCGTATCAGTCATGACCTATCCTCTGTGATTTTCTTGCCGCAGTAAGGGCAGTAGCCGAAGTGATTTTCCGAAGGCGTGCCAGATACGAACTGGAATAGGTTGGAGCAACCGGTTTCCCACCATCCGTTTTCGTTTTCAAACCACCAACAAGCATCAGCGCTCATAAATTTAGACATCATGGATAGTAAGATCTTCGTCACCAGTGATACATTTCCTGTTTCCGTATCGGTCATACGTCTTCCGCGCGCAGCACGCGCCAATCGCCCGGATTAGGGCCGTAAATGTTGTCAGGAGTACATCCCCATGCTGAGAACTCTGCAACAACACTTCGAGGCCAACTCCCAAGGGTGAAATCGTTGTACTGCACTCGCTCTGGCTGACAGATAGCCAAGACATCATGCTCAAGTTGGCGTGGATAGTTAGCGAGAAATTCATCAAATTGTGCCTTTGTGCAGAACACTAATTTATTCATGCCATGGTTCCTTTCCTATTCTATGGTCATCAATAGCATGACGGACCGGCCGAACGAGGCACCCGTTGTACCGGCGGTAGTGACTGACGAAGCCGCAGTTGAAGCTGACGGCGAAGACGAACGAGGGGTTGCGCGGATTCACATTGCTAGCCCAGTACCACTTATCCGTGCGCATATCCGGGAAAGCGTCCTTGTCATAGAACGCGTCGCCGTACGTGGTGCCCACCAACCCGAACAGCTCGTGTATCGTCGGCAGGCGCCAGTCGCTATAGCCGAGGTGCTTATCTGCATTGAGCTTCTCGACTGCCTTCAAGGCATCGGCGTAATCGAACAACTTGCCCTGTAGGCTCGCTACGTTGACGGCCCATTCCAGGCCGGTACGGTTGTCGAGCACTGAAGTGTGTGTAGCGATGTTTAGCTTGGTGAAGCGCGTCATGATAAAATCCTCCCAGTTTCGGAACAATAAGCAGTAACCACATCTTTATCAAGATTCTCAACAAATTCTTTGCGAAAATGAGGATCATCGCCAAAAAGACACATTACAGCCTTAATGGAGGTAATTGCAGTTTTCGTGTATCCAGCATTGTAGTCGCAATTAACATTGCGCGCTTGTTGGATAGCATATTGATTTAATTCACGGGACATTTTTGACAATTCTCAATCTGTGAAAGAACGGGCGCTTATGCGCCCGTTCTTATCTTAATTAGTCTTGGAGCAATCCGATAAATCCAAGAGACGCCACATCAAAATTAATGGCAACCAATCTTGGTGTTAATTTTCCCTCAATTCGCACAACATACATCCAACCATCCTCATTATGCGTCAGATATAGCGCGTCCACTACCTTGAAACATTCCTTCTCCGAAAGTCCACCATTATGGAGGCATTGCTGCACAGCTTCCAAGGTAAATTCCTGCGGCGCAATGAGAATCATGTTAACTCCTGTTTGTGTGAGATGTGAGCGTAAGTGCCCACGCGCAAATAATAACACAGAATGCTTACTTGTAAAGCGTTATATTTAAGAAACCTCAACGTCGTCCTCAGGCTGGCGCCGATGGCGAAGGCTAACAGCCATATGCACCGTTTCCTCACGCCAATCACTTGGGTCAAATCCAAGCATCCGTAGCATCCCGTGGAATCCCGCCTTTCGTTTGCTATAAGGCATTCGTTCAATATCTGCCTTAGTTGGAATATCACATTTGCGCAATTGCGTATATGTTTGTCCCGAGACATGCTTAACAATTGAGTCCACAAGATAGACATATTTGTGTAATGTCACTTGCAATTCGGGCATTTCAAACGCTCGAAATTCAACTGTGCCTTGTTCTCCATAGTGAGTTGAGCGCAATATATAATCTTTGATGTTAAAAAGTGAATATATTTCTTCAAGACTGAAATAGCCCTCGTCCTTAAAATCTTTTTGATTATGGGTTTCGTCTCGATCCGTTATTATCCCCAGCGTCAATGGCTCCGCATTGCAATCATCAGTCTCACCAACAAAGGCCCATGACAACCATGGATTTTGTGCGCCAAAAATTAACATTCGTCGGGTAAAATTTATGGCAGATGCGCGACAGGCACCTATAACACCAACATGTATATGAGCTCCTCCCCCATTATAATATTTAGAGGTAGGAAGCAAATCATGATCTGCCGCGCACTTCCAAATTTTATCAATTGTCCTAAATAGCGCATTGGTTGTGATGTAAGGTTTTGTGGAAACCTCAACACAATCAGGATCTTTATGACATTTGTTAAACGGAATCTTACGTGCCCTTAACGAAAATTCCAAAGCACTCGCCATCCCTCTACATAAGCTATTCGACTCGGGGATGACTTTTTCAACACTATCTGAATATTTTCTGTTGTAATACATCAAATAATCAAAAAGAATCGGCATAAATGTGAGTTCAATACCTACTGTGGTAGCTAGTTTAGTCATGGCTAGTTACTTGTCTGTGTGAACAATGGGAACCATACGAGCGATATTGCCCGCATGGTTGATAGCACGGATTATTCGCTCATCCGGAGATTTTCAATACCCCATTCGAGAATTTCCATAGTTTTCTCGGATTGTTCGCAACCATCCTCGGATTCACGCATCTCAATCAATTGATCAATGATGCCACTCTCTGAAATGAGTTCACGCAGCAGTTCGGCTTTGGCATGCCCGGTAAGCTTAGAGAGGTCGATCATGGCATCAGCTCCGTTTGTGTGGTTGATGGTGTTACTTTAGCACCTGATTCCAGATTGTCAACAATTTTCTTTAAATTTAGTGGAGTACTAAAACTGGATTCCTTCTGATGATTGTGACATAACCGCCAAGCTCCTGAGCCAAGCTAACGGCTAGTTCGCGGATCTTATCGCGCCAATTACTATACGTAACCTCAACGACCTGTTCAATAAATGCTCCCTCGTCGCCGACGATCACGGATGCCCAAACACCGTTGTGGTTACCGTCCAATACATACAATGCATCAAGAGGAGTTGCCCGAACCTCGTCATTCATATTTGATTTCGCCTAATTATTTCTTTCTTGATAATGTTGACACGCTTTCGAGCGTAATTCAGTCTACTTTGAGCGTTTCGCGTTCTTTCCAGCCACCGGTCCGCCACCACACGCTCGATCTCCATAAGATCGTGCAATTGGTCATTTGACGAGCCTTTCACTTGATCCCGCAATATACGTTCGTCTTGTTTCACGTTGATACCTTGTAATACATATGACCACCACATAAGCATAAGCATATGTATTACATGACTCAAGTAGATATTTAGCGCAAATAAAAGCCCCTGCATTTCTGCAGGGGCTTTAGAACTGAACATTTAAGCTGCTGCCGAATGTAGCACGTCGAACACCGTCTCTGTAATCGCCATAGTCTGGCTCATTCGTTCCTTGTCGAAGCATTTCGGACAGAATTCCGCATGCGTCAGTTTCTCGAATTGAGTTCCTCTGAATACTGGTCCAACTCTGACCCTCGAATCGCATTCTGGAACGCCCCCTAGCGGTATCCTATGAATGATGCCATTTGAATCGGCAGCAAAATAACGATTAGTTGGATCGAACCATCTTACCTTTTCCTCGGGTTCGCATTCGTTGAATCCTAGAAGATGATGATTCGGTGTTAGTACGAATTTGACAATTGGCGTTGACATATGAATCCTCCACAATCCGCCGAGAAGTTCGGACGGTAAATTAATGCTAATACATCATTTGTAATACGCACAACAACATTCCGTGTAGATTATGTGATATGCGTTAACTTGCGTTAATGCGCGTAGACGCAAGTTAACGCGTACATTAGTGCATTAAATTGATTGATATTAATTTGTATTTAATCTGATTTAAATGTTGCATTGCACAAAATGATTAACTTATTGATTTGGTTAATTTTGTTGCAATGCAGCGAACGGCTACCCTATTGCACTGCAACATAAAATTTTTCTTCGTAAAGTTCATTTCAAACAGTCGTTTGAAATCGGGTCATTTTCGGTCATTTTTCGTCGTAAGTCATTGATTTTAAACTGCGTAAAGTTGCGTAAAGTTATACCGTAGGGCAAACCACAACTTATCCACAGGATTTCGCTCGTAACCCATTGATTTTGTTTGCGTATTTTTAAATTGACTCAAACCTGTGGATAAGTACTCTAAGTCATTGATTTTAAACTGCGTAAAGTTGCGTAAACTTTCTTCCCCTTACGGGGATGGCTCGCGGTGCTTCACCACACCCGCGGGGCGCCTTCAAGGCGCTCACTCCGCTAGACGCTCCGTTCGCTGCGCCCCGGGGCGTGGGCACCGCGACCATCGTCGTAGAAAGGGCGGCGAGAATTTGGTGGTCGGGTCGTATTTGTTTTAAAATAATTGTATGTTATTATAATTATCTGATATACAAATTCTGACAAAAATAAACGCCGCATTGAGCGGCGTTTTGAGCGGATTCATGTGGTAGGCCCTATGTGGGTATTCCCCCACCCGTCCGAACGCGTTCACGGCCCGCTCACGCGGAACTAGCGGCATCCGAAAAGTCCATCCACGACTGCAATGCATCGATGGGTCGGGAACCATCCAAAAGTCCGTGCCAATCGTACCAATAAGTCCATTGCAAATCGCGTGTGGCTTGTTCGAGGATCTTATTGACGACTGTTTTACGACTAGACACTTGTTTATGGCCTTGTTGATCCAAATAGGTAAATCGACCGCCGTCGATCAATTGCGCATCACGATAAAAGACAACGCCACCTGTGGGTAATGTAATACGCAGACCACGTATGTGCGGACCGATACGCACATTCTTAAATTCAAGAAGAAAATGATCGTTGATGTTTAATGTTAGCAATTGAGGTGTGTCGAGTGCGACAGAACACGCCACATTTACATGCGCGATAAACGTTCCAACTGCATGCTGAGTTTTAAGCCATTCATGAGTCATAAATGACGGCGAATCGTTAAATTCCAAATCTGGCTCTAATCGTTTAGCCTGTTCGGCGTTATACGACATGGCTTGCGGCCAGGCAAAGTTAGCAACCTCTTTGCAATTACAGAGCCATGCAAGCGTTAGTGCTTTTTGCATGTGTCCCCAAGGCGTGGAGGATCTAAGTCCTAAAAATAGTCGTTTCAGTTCAAAATTAACCTGATTTTGCTGTGCCCACGAATGGTCAAGTCCATCAAAGGTTATAGCATTCATAATCTCATGTTGCGTTGCTCGATACGTTGATTCGAGATAACTAACGCACCCGATTTGATTATGAGTTGCATGTTCCTGAAGAAATGGCGGATTTACAGTTATAGGATGCATGAACCAAAATTTTTCACCTTTATATATGCGGCGCAATACATCCATGTATAAGGGTGAAGTTTCATAACCTTGATTTTTTAAATCAAGATGATTTACAGTCTCAGTGCATTCATTTTCATCGGGAAGATGTAATGTACGAAATTCTACGTATGAACCATCAACATTAATAAACATCACTCGCTCCTATAAATAAGACCACGAAACCGGCCGCATTGTCGACAAAACCACATGCCTTCAGCATTCTCAGCACTGCAAGGTACTGTATATACTTCCTGAGCTATTAACTGCATAGGTGAAGTATTTTTAGGCATCTCATAACCTACCCCACATATCCAAGTCTTAGGTTTAAGCGTCCGATCTAACATCAACAATGGTGTGTCTGGATCGATGCAATGCCAAATTATCGGATATCCTTGGCTTCTAAGATATTTATTTATATCCTTATTCTTACCGAGCGATGCTACGGTAAGAATATTGTATCGATTATGTTCGATCACAATATCGACATATCCGAGATTACGTTTATGGACGTTATAAGCCTTAACATCAATTACTAAAATGAGATCATTTTTACTATGACCTGCTGGAAGCGAACACGCACGCATATCAAGCACTAATTCTTCAGCATCAGCATTTGTGGCCTCAAGAATTAATATGCGAGCGTTTGGACGAGTATTGCGTAGTTCTTTAACAAGCTTAATGACTCGTAGATTTAATGACATACTCCTATGCACTCCTTGACATTTCGACTAGCGTCAACGACCTCGTATTTCTCAAAGAAATGTCGCACACAACCAACCTCAAGAATAGTTATAACTTTGTCGTAATTCCAAGTGCGTGGAAACATCTGCATTTCATGACACAACTTATAAGGATGCCTAGCACCTTTCTTTAGACTGAAATGATCGATCCAAGTGACCTGCATCATCATTTCAGCCAACAATCTGCAATCCTCATCCGTAACGTCCAACCCATTTACAAGCGGGTTGATATTTGGCGCGGCTTCGACAATGCAGGAATGTGCAGGCTCATTCCATTGGTCTATGCCAACTTCAACCTGTTTAAGGATAAATCGTTCCTCGGCATCGTCCGTACCATCCTTAACTTTCTTTGTGGACCATTTGCGGATGTGATTGTCATCGCTTTCGCGCATTACCTGGATAGCAGCATCAATACCTGCCAGAAATGAGCTATGCCCACGTGGACCGCGATCCGTATCCTTTCCACTATGATGGATGAGCATTACGCAGCCACCCGTTTCGACGGCGATATGCTCAACCATGTGGATATAGGACGACATATCCGCACTATGATTCTCATCCATACCAGGTGCGGATTTAGCCATCGTATCAATGCATACAATCCCATTATTGTGGCCGCGTTGACGAATAGTCTTAATCAGGCGCATCACATCATCGCCATTGCGCAAATCCATCTTTTCAGTAATTACAAAGATATTCGCCGAACGTTGATGATGTTTTATATACGCATACATACGATTGCGCAATCCGGCCTCACCTTCAAGACCAACATAAGTCACAGGTACTTGTTTGGTATGCCGGTCAAACCAATCCAATCCGTTCGCAATTGCTGCCATCATATCAAGCGCCAGGAACGTTTTTCCCGATCCCGATGCGCCGTACACAGTGACTACACCTTTTGACGGAATAACATTCTGCACAATCCATTCAGTAGGCGTATAGTCATTGATTTCCGTCATGTCGAAACCCGAATAAGTATCTTCTACCGGATTATCATCAAGATGTAAATTAACCAACCCAACTAATTGAAAGCGACCATCTGCATTTAAGGCTTGCGCGGCCCCATGAATATTTCTAGTTAGCCATTTCTGATAAGACTCGGGTGTCCGTTGTGGTCGATTCTCAGATTTGTATGCGAAATCAGCACATTCACTTCCAAGATAAATACGTTTGACTTGTTCATAATTGAGCGAGCATTTAATCAAATCCATAAGTATTTGATGATGCTTTTCGCTTGCGCCTGTTTGATCCTTGCGATCAAACATATATTCAGCTGATTCTCTGAATTGTTTCCAGAAAATTTTCATGACTTCCGCATCACTACGCGCAATATTTTCTAGCCATCGCGCGTCTGATCCAGTTGCTGCCTCAATGGATAATTCGCACCGGGCGTATAAATAAGTCTTGAAGCCGTGGGGTAGTGAATTAAAGTTCGCGAAATCTGAATCGCGAACCATATCGCCAGTTAGGAATACAAATCCATTGCGAACACGCGTATCAATCTGCATGTCCGAATTATTGGTGTTGGTTAATAGATTTGCTTCGGCATCTTCGAGTCGATAGAAGGCATGACGACCTACTCCCGAGGCCGATTTCTCAATCCACGTTGGCGCAATGTCCAACATTTCATAATGCCGATTCCGGATATCGTCAGCGGTATCGGGGCTGTCGGTACCATCAAAATCAATACAGATAAGGTCATCCGGCATATACAGTATGAGTCCGTGTGGACGCGTTTCTCCATTGTCCACAAGGTGATTTATGTGCTGGACCGCATCTGTCAAAGACATCGATGTTTCGATGCGGTTAGGCGAGAACATTTGCCCTGTGATTGGATTGCGTTCGACTGTTTTAATTATTTCTCCGTTGTGGTCCCAATCAACGGAATAGATTCCGAATCGATATTGGCTAAATCTACTGAAACTACGCTCATCAATCATCAGATTGCGGTTAACAAGACTTGCCGGCGCAATTGACGCAGCATTAAACAAAAGTTCTGCCATATCGTCCTCTGAAAACAAACGCGGGCGCTCCATTGCGCCCGCGTAAACTAGCTTAAACGCGCGTCAACGCAATTTCACGCAGGCATCATTGTCCCCACGGCGCATCCTGCGAAAACTCATTAGGATCGTTTTGTTGGGTGGCGTTCGAGGAATCAGCTTGGGATTCCCAAGGCTGTTCACCCACCTGCGCGGCGACCACCTGCGCGGCGACCACCTGCGCCGCTACGTCTTGTTGCGTATATGCAGTCGCTGTTGCGGTTGTGGACTGGGGCGGTAGCGGTCGATGCTGACCATTTCCCGCGTGGTTTCCGAAACCTTGCTGTGCGCCCATTTGCGGTGCGGACGGTCGATTACCGAATCCACCCTGCTGCGCTGGATTGTTGGGGCGCGGCGGCTGATTCACTGGCTTTTGGCCCGCATTCGCCACGGGACCGCCCTGCGTGGCCGGCTTGAAATTGATATTTTCGTAGCCACTGATTTCGTTACGAGCATCGTAGCCATCTGTTGCGGGTTTTACTCGTACCTTAATCTTCATCGGATGCCCGTGCAACTGTTCCGATTGTACGAGGTTCATGATATTGACCGCGTGGCAAATAGCAGACAATTGTGATTGCGCAATTTCCTGTGCTTTTGAAGATTCGTTTTTGATATTTAGACCATCAAATACCTTGCGACCGTTAAATTCGCCGCCAATAATTTCAAACGTTAGGTTAAGACGAGTTCCGCTACCATTAGCCGTAGGCTTCAATTCACTGCCAATAATCTTAGCATCGTACCAACCGGAAGGAACGGGATCGAGGGGCTTGCTGGGTGCAATCTTGGACGCATCAAAATTAAGAAGTGCCATGTGTTTCTCCTAGGAAATCCGCTGTTATGCTTGTTCAGCAACCGCGTATTGCTGAATCTTATTGATGATATGGCCGAGATGCGGATACTCGACCGCTTCAAGTGCGCCTGAGCGACACTTGGCTTCGTACTGAATGTCAGGCTGCGTTTGGAAATAACGATAGTCGTTACCGTCGTTATCTTTACCAACCCGCAACGCATACAATTCGTCGAAGAAGTAAGGCACACTTGGGCCAAGTTTAGAACCTGGCATCATTGGGCCGTATTTAGTGATGTTCGACATTTCATCCTTAAATGGTGCTTGCTTTGCCGACATGTAGACATTCTTACCTTCAATATCGCGGAAGGCACGAATCAGTTTCTCGCCTTGAGTAATCAAATCGCCGTAAGCTTGACGAGGGTCCTTGTGGACTTCCTTAGCATAATTCAAGATCTGTTCCATGATCTCAGTAATTGAGTCCAGTGCAATAGTGGCGAAACCTCGCGCTTCACTCGATTGCGTCGCCCATGCGTATGCTTCTTCAAGATCTTGAACGCTATAGATCTTGATAGTAGGAATGTCATAGGTGATTGTCGGATCATTCGGGCCAAAAATCTTTTCAATATTGCGCTTACTCAGCGACAACAGACCCGATTCTGCGGAAATAAGTACTGGTCCTGGTAGGGTTGCAACCTGCATGGTTTTACCAATACCTGCAGGTGCGTGCACCATAATTTTTACACCGTTGCTAACGGCCTCTTTTGACGAGGTCGTAAATTGAAGTGCCATATGCGGCTCCGATTGTGACTGTGAAAGTTAAATGTAAATCAAAATCCAGTAAAAACAACAAGGAATTAATTAAATATCGATGAGCTCTCGAAAACCGAGGAAGCTTGGATGACGTGGCACATCCTTTTCACCATGGGGAAAATATTTAAACTTTATAGTTTTACTTTTTAAACTATCTCGAATGGACCACAACGCTTTGCGCATGCCATGATCCATAACACCGGGTGCTACTTTAAATTCTCTGTCTTGCGCATCGCGAACTACAAACGCGCCAATCATGTCCATCGCCTGCAATCCATCTTGAGACGTGCTACGTTGCAATGCGCCAACTTCATTGCGAATTGCTTCATTCAAATTATGCATAGCTGGCAATACATCAATGATTACTGCCTCCGCGTCCTTGAAACGCTTCAATTTGAGCAATGTGCCTTCCTTTGGTGTACTGCGCCCATATTTGTACAGACCGTCGAAACTGCGTAACATGACACCTTCATAACCGGCGTTAATCGCGCGCTCCTCATAATCGCTCAATTCGTCGTAATTGGTAAGAACAGTTTGTTCAACAAGCACGATGTGTTTTTTGATTTCTGGTTTAAGATTATCGATACGCTCCTGCAAGACTAAATTCCGCATCTTATATGGAACGCCTTCGAGGTTCCAAATATCAAAGGCATAAAACTGCACATTCGGTTCGCCTTCTTGGGACATAACCGCTGAGTTAGAACGGATGTACGTATGTGGATCATTGGGCGCGCCACAAATCAATTCACCATCAAATCCCTGCAATTCCGGACGTCCAAATAGATATTGCACATGTTTGTTCGGAATCATTTTTAGAGAACGAGAGCGAATCCACGAACTATCGGCTACACCACGAATGCCATCAAGCTTCGGACTAGCCATTAGTGGGAAACGTAATGACTTGGCGGCTAGTGCGTCACCAGCCAACATGGGTTTGAAAATTGGCATACGGTTTCCTTATTTGCGAACGTATTTATCGAAAAGGTCCATGAGGCCAGGTAGATGCGGACGCAGCAACGTCACTATGGCCTCAGCATACCTTTGCGCCTCAATTTGCGCATGACTGTGCGTTCGCAAGCGCAGGAACCGAAATAGGTTTGCGAGGTCTACATTGCCGATCCAATGCACATAATGATTTACAGAAAGGAACATACGTGCGTGTTCCGGTGCCACACCTAAGCTTATAGCTTCTTTGTAGCAATCGTATCCTTGACGGCAATGTAATTCCAATGAGTGTTTAAAATTAACTTGTGTTTCAGAAGATAAATTATCTTCCTGACCTTGCTTCTTATCCGGAGCTTTCCCACCAACAATTTCAGGAATATACCAATCTGCAGGAAGTGTAATGTAACGACCTGAAGATTCATTACGGCGCCAGGTACGATGCCGAACCATGTGTCGATCAATAAAGATCGGGACTTTTACCTCAATCCATACTTGAATCATTTCAAACGGGGAGGTATGTTCATTTTTGAGTAGATATTCATTGAGCTTCATATCCTCCTCATAAGTACGCTCGCTTCCCATTTGGCTAAACGACATACGCGCACATTGTGCTGGGTCCACATCATCGGCGTCATAATCGCGTTCAATACCGACAGGAAATCCATTATCATCCTTGATAATATCTGAATACTCAGAATAAATGCGCCGTGTTGGACCTGCAATGTTGTGGAGCACAACAAAACCATGATCGAGAACATCAACTGACTTAAGTTCCCCTTTATAGTTAGGCATCTTCGATCTCCGATAAACGCATATCACGATATGCTGCAATCTTTTCTTGCGCCCTATCAGTCAAATCGAGTGCAGTATCCAAATCTTCCAGATTAGGAGATGGACTTTGAATAAGACTCATTGCTGAACGAAGAAGAAAATAAGCATCGCGCCGGGTATGTTCGATATTACTCATGCATCGCCCTCCAAAGGCGTCCAGTTTTTGGGAGTCCGCATTTCAAGTTGCGGTGTACCATCTTTAATGGTAAGGATTTGATCGAGAAACATACGCTGTTTCTCATCAAGTTTGCGATATTCACCAATTACTATTTCTGGCTTATATCGAATAACGATATCGAGCGGAATACCTTGATCACGAAGTTCGGGAGTTAATGTTTGGAGAAGCGCAGGATCAATGGTTCGATTTAGGATCTTAGTGGCAGCAATTTTTCGACCATCATCCATCTCCCGAGTTTCACCACCTTCAGTTTTCTCAGGATCAAAGAAAGTATGAACAATGGATAGCCGAAGCTGCAATTCGTAAGCTTCTGCATCTTTAAGTGCGCGTTTCGCATCGGCCCATTTAACTACGATATCGTGCGGTACCTTTTCGTTCTTAGATTCCGCATCAGAAAGTTGACCACCAAAATCAAGCAGTCCCATTATTTACCTCGTCAATAGTAAACTTGTCTGAATCAATCTTATCGGCACGTTGCTGGGCTGCTTGATCGCTGTAAATAAGTCCCTGATACCGGACAGCGAGTTTCCGGTAGTTCGCATGGAGCACGTGCTCGCGTTCGACTCCAAGCGCTTGACGTAAGCCTTCAAGATAAAATTCGAGGTCGCCCATTTCTTCAAGGACGTTTTCAACGTCCAAAGGTTTGTTATAAATTGCTGCCTTTTTGATCGCGTCCAATAATTCTCCGGCTTCGCCAGCAACACCGGTTGCCAGATGCCATAGATTTGTAGTAGACGCAGTAAGCGTTTTTAGTATGTCTTCGCCCGGTTTAGTCAATCGGGCGACCATTTGCGTATGAATATCCTGATAACTCATGTGATTCCTATAGCTTGGAAGTTTTTATATGAGTTCTGACGTAAAAATCGCGAACGCAATCACGCACTGTAGTCAGTCCATCCGAATGACCACATCGCATAAGATCATATTCGTTTTGAACCCAGGCGTATTCAGAGGGAGTTAATCGAATACGCAACCTGCAAAGATCATGCTCAGTAAGATCAAGGACTAATTTATCCCAAATTGCTTGGGAATAATTCTGATGTAATATCAGCAATGCCATGCAGATAACGGCTAACGCAAGTGCTATATAGAAATAGTCAATTGCGGTTAGGATATTAAAAGTCCAGAAATTGCAATACATAATACCTCCAGACTGACAAGAAAGAAAGCCTACCCGGCTAAGGATTATTGCCCGCATTGCCATGCGACAATGCGGGCAATAAATTTAGTGCAACGTATGAGGATAATGCTTTGCTGCATATTCTCGGAGAGCTCGAGTAACATGCACAGTCTTAGAAATGTCCGTTTCCTTCTTCATTTGATCGAGACTGTCAATCAAATTGGTAGGCAGACGAAACGTTGCCATTTCAGTAACGGTTACGGTTGCAGCGGCTTCGTTGTGGCTCATCTTTTTCTCCTATGGTGGGCCTTGACGTCAGTGTAACACGCAATTACACATTGACAATACATATACATTAAAACCAACTTCCACCACGATTTTTAATTTGAGTCCATAATGCATACCTGAGTGCATCCCACGTATGGTTATGCGCGTCGACAAGTATTGGAAGAACTTCACCCGATACTTTATCAACCTTATATTTATAATCCCGAATTTCTTGTATCACAGTTTTGCATCGCGGATGCACATAAATTCGACGAAACTGATTAAGAAATGCGATTCCGTCCTCAACTGAACCTTGCCATTTTTGTGCGGCACTTATTTGGAAATTACGATTGGCAAGATATGATATTGTTTCTGGTCGAGCTGCATCCGCATATATAGGCCAATTTTTGACCCCAGGCATTCCGTTAATCATGAGCTGAGGCAATTCGTCCGTCTCCACACGGCCCACAACTTCGTAATCCACATATAGATCGGGTATGCCGGCATCATCATATTGGATAAAGCATCGTACCAAAGCATTCGGATCATTTGAGAAACCGAAATCCATACCATAATAAAATTCAGCATGATATGGAGTCTCAAATTCTTTAATGACAGCACGGCGAATAACCTGCGCTGCCGTGATCCGTTTAACTTGGCCTTCCCATACCCAATCGTAATCAGCTTGTGCCTGGATTCGCGCATCCTCATTTGGTGCCGTACGAATAAGCATCAAGGCATATTGACGTTCATCCTCGAGTTCTTGTGGGAAGTAAGGATTATCGCAGTAATTGACTTGAACAGACGCAGTGTTTACGCATGGATTATCGATCCAACGTTTCTGCATAAAACTATCAGGATCTTCGGGATTACAAGCAATGATAATGCGACTGCGTGATTTACGAATCGTTGGAAGAAGAATTTTCCAAGACGCGTTTGAAACTGCCTGACCTTCTTCAACAAAGCAGAATCCAATTCCATTTAATGATTTAACGCTGTTGACATTAGATCGTAGCCCACGATAAATAAATTCAGCACCTGTGGCGCGATTGCGAATTGTGTTCTTATTTATGATAAAGCGACGTGCTAGATTTAATCGCTCAATATGCTCAACCATCTGTGCATGACAAGAATCGGCAATAGAATTCATGATCTCGCGAGCTAATAAAAAACGATCTTGAATAACATCTGCCCACAAAACCAATGACTCGGTAATGTTGAAACTTTTCCCACTACCGCGCCCACCATGAAACATCTGATATCGAAAACTCGATATCAGAGGCCAAAATTTACTATCCGCATATAATGCTAGACGTTGCAGGCTTTCCGTATTAGCCTTCTTCGATAGCTTCGTCTTCGGGTCCGATACTGCCCGCAGTTCCAGCTCCGGATTCCGTAGCATCTTCGCTACGTTTGACGTCATCACCATAATTGCGTTCCGGCAGTTTGTGTCCCTTGGATTCTAAGAGATCGTTAAAGAAATTTTGGACATCCGCCATTTCCAAGGCGCCTTTATCGGCTGGATTTTCGTCTTCCGTGAGGTAGCCTTTCAATTTACTAATCTCACGTAAAGCAGCCATGGCCGTCGCGGGATCGGCGTCCATGGCGATGCGTTGATAAGCCCCTATGATGGCATCCTTGGACGTCGGATCCTCATCAGCGGGCGAATCAGCGCCATACGCATCACGTTTGAACGTGGATAGCCAGCCATTTGAAATGGCTTTTATCAATTCCGCAGCTGCTTTGTCCTTATTGCGTAGATCGGGTAACAATTTACCTTTTGGACCAACCTTAAAACCAGTCACAAATTTACGCATATTTTGAGGAATGGCTGTGAAATCATATTCATCGATCTCAATAGCCTTAGATCCTTTGCATGTTGCGCAACTGCATATAACATCTGTTGCATTCACCTCGCCGTCGCAACCTTTCTCGTCTTGCACGAGAAATCCCAGACCATTGCAGTCAGGGCACATAACTTTCTTTTTTACAATGGCCTTCGTATAATCTGCTTTAATTACGTCAAGCAGGTCTTTTACTACTTCGGCCCGTGTGGCGCCGCGCATGGCGAGGAACTCCGGGTGGTGTCTGCGCAGAGTTTAACACCACGCCGGAGAATATCACAAGGATGCTTCCGCTACGGACTTGAATAACTTCTCAAAGTCATCAAGGCTTATTTCACATCTTGCAGCTATTGCGAAAGCGCCGCCCCCAATAGTACCTAGCATAACTACTCGCCATTTCTTCCGATTTTGTTTAAAAATCAAAACCGGAATCTTGCCAAGTTCCGATGCTGACGCGCAACACTGCTTCCACCACGTTTCAATGGATAATGCTTCTTGACGCTTAATCTCAATGGCGAAATCAAACGTGCCTGTGAGATCACATCCGCCCACAGCTGTTTGATTTTGGTTTCGTTGAACATGGGGAGTCACCATAAGTTCGCCGCGCTTGTGGAGAACGAGGCGAATGATATCATTCAAACGAGCGGCGATTTCGCGTTCACCACCGGCGCCTTTCTGTCTGATATTTATGGACATTCTTTTGTCCTGAGGTTTAACTTTTTGACATTTGAGCCAAGTACTTTCTTATAAGGACGATGTACAAATTGCGTCTTGGCCTTCTTAGGATTGTATTCGCGGTATTCGTATTCCGCGATACGTCGATACTTATGCCCAGCATATGCGACATTAACGAAATATGTCTGAATAACGTGACCATCCGCACGAAGGCGGGCGATCACATCAGGAACATTGCGCACACCACAGCGTTTAGCAATCATTGGACTGTGTGCAATGCGCCGGTAATTGAGGAACTTGAGAACGCGAGTATATGCAGAAGCGCTCATTATTCGTATTCCTCTACCTTAGAGATCTCGAAATCGATATATTCACGTGCTTTGCGCAAATCGCGCAACTTATCTTCCTTCGTTTCGCCTTTTAGACCAGCACGCCAAAGATGTTTAACCGCAGTACCGACGTTGAACGAAAAATGTTGAATGACCTTAATGGCTTCAATGCCACTAGGATGCGAATTGTAATGCGTGGGATGCTTCACGAGTTCGTCTTCGTTTACATTAGGTCCAATGCTAAATGAACCCACAACCTTCCTATTGCTAACACTTTTAATACGCGAACGTGCCATACATTTCTCCTCGGTTAAGCGGCCACGCCGATCTCTTTAAGAATCGCATGCGCCTTGTTAATGTACCAGTCTTTATTTACATCGGATGGCATTGTTCCATCCGTTTCCATCAATGGTACTGCACCATCTGATTGTGGAACGCGATTCCCATTCTTGGAGTAAATGATGGGTTCCTCGCCAAATCCATGATACCAACGACAAACCTCGCCTAAATAGTGGTCGCCATAAATAGCGCCACCTTTAACCTTACGCACAGTTACAAAATCAAACACATTGTTACAAGCTTGTATGTAATCCGCAATATCGCGTCCTTTTGCCAACAATTGTTCTACGGCATCCGCGCATACGTCCGCGCTCGGGGTAAGTGATAAAGAATCTTTAGCATAAGCGCCTTTACGCTTTACCTTACCATCATGTTTCACGGCGAAATAACTATTAACATCGCGGCTATGGATGGATTTGTATGGTGTAAATTCCAACTCGAAGCCGCATGTTTTCTGCCACCATGTAAATATTTTATCTCGCAACTCGTGTTGGTCTCGACGCGCTTTGACCACAACACCATCCGTATTGGCAGACACAACTTGAATGCCTACGCTTTCGAGTGCATCAATAAGCATAAGTAGACACAATTGGCCCGTCAATGTGACCTGAATTACTAATCGTGGCGAGTACAGAATGCTATATTTATTACCGAATTTTCCGAATGATGAATTGACTACGATCTTTAAACTATCCGCACCAATTTTGTCGCCGGTACGTTTACATTCAAGACGTCGTTCCACAATTGAATTGTAGATATAAAGGAATCCTTCCTTTTGTAAATGTTCTGGGCATAACTGTTGATTAAGAATAATGCGCGGATAATATGAAGCCACGTCCGCATCGCAGAGGGTATAAACATCGTCTTCGTAATGGCTAATTTTATGTTCGGTGGAATGCAACCCACCTATTCCCATCTGATACGTTGATTTACCGATTGTAATTGTGGATCTCTTTAATTCATCGGGAAGATCGATAGCGCCGGAATCGCCAACAACAAACCATTGATTACGTACGATCTCAAGCACATTCTTCATTACATCCGAACGATAATGCAAGAAGTGCGGAATCTCATACTGATATGCTTGCCCGATCTCGATACGTTGAACTGTAGCGGCTTCCTGCACATGGCGTTCGTATTCGGTGCGAATAACTTGCTCTGCAATTTGCGCGTCCGATTTACTTAGAAGATTGATTCCATATTGATTTGACATACTGGCACGAAGCATGAGTTCGCCCTTGAGCTTCATTGCAAGCTCGCCGGTAACACCTAGGTCGTTCATCAAATAATATCGAACAATTGCCTTTTGTTCCTCGGATAAAATCGTGGAAGGAATAAATGGCAAATCTTGCATACGTTTAGTATGCATACGACCGCCATATGTCTTCAAGGACATTTTTATTCCCGGAACAACTTCTTGTAAATCTATCTGTTCCTTAAAATTTGCGCGATGGCACTGATATGTTTTTAGAACTTCCATCGGCCATTTGCGTTCCACAATGAGCGCATCACTCGCCATCTTTAAAACATAGTTGTCACAACCACCGAGCGCAAGCGCGATCATAGTTGCGTCATATTTCTCGGAATTGAAACCGAGAACAGTTACATTATCTAGAATCCAGCGAACCTTAGCCGGATTGAATGCGCAATCGGGCGTCATCTCCACCCAATCACATTTGCCAGTTGTAAGGTCTTTAAAACCTACAGCGAAATAATTCTCATAACATTCAGTATCCCATGAGAACCAATGCTCCTCACGCGCAGCCAGTTGCCAATCAGCGCCCGTCATGCGTTGTACGCCTTCCATAGCAAGCGCTTGTTGCAATCCGGGGAGATAGTTTGGTTCAAGCCAAAACGGATGCGGTTTTTCGCGCTTAACTTTAGCTTTCTTTGTCCCACCTTTTTGTTTCAGTCGTAGTGTTCGTGTCTGATCTTCCCAAAATAAACCTACAAGATCTGCGCGTGGCATTTTAACTCCGCATTCCCATAATTAGCCCTCGAATGCGGTCACCAACGAAATACCCGGGTGCTGGATATTTCGAGAAATCTATTTTCTTGGCGCATTCGCGTATTAATTTTAACATGTTTATATTAAACAAACTATTAGGTACATTATCAATCTGGACATGCGCGCCTTCCTCAGCCTCGATTGACGTACACATAACGCCATTATTAAAATAGATACGATTTAATTTATCTTGAAATGGACTAATTGCATCGACACCTTCCCAGAAACCTTGTGGAATAGGCTGCGGGTTGAGATCGGGAATATTAAACATTGCGTCAACATCTGGCCATTCCGTGTTATACAACTGAGTACGTAGCCAACGGTCGCCGCTGTAATGGAACGTCATGCTATTCTCAGTCTGTTGTATGAATTTCGGAATCTCATTAATACGAATCAATTCACGCACGGCTGCTGCTGGCACATTTGCAGGAAGAGGAAATACCGATCCAATCCATGCTTGTACAAGGCAGACATTATTTGTAGCCATCGCGATCTTATCGCGAAACATTATCCCATTTGACCATTGCCGCGTCGCATCATCGCCTATAAATTCCACAAGCGTCTTCATAGCGTGCAGCATCGCTTCGCCATTGCAAGGCGTCAATTCACCTTCTGGTTCAACATCGGGAATGGGCTCGTTGTAGCAATTGATATACGCCTTAAATGATCCCGATTTAAGGCGAAGTTTCCCCGCAGGAGTAGTCGTAATCTCCACCTGTGCTTTGCAATTTCCAATGGCTTTAATTAATTGCGATGCGTCTGGTTGGCAATCAAGGTCGAGCGGTATAGGTGCGCAAATAGAAAGCACACCATTAAATCCTTTAACGCAACCGTTCTGTATTTTGAAATGTGATAACGACATATCCACTTTGGATTTGCCGACCGATCCGCGCACGAATTGAAGTTCCTTAAGCATTTTCCACCTTAAAGATTATCGCAGCTTGCCATGTTTCCCAATCACGTTGGGTAAGCCAATTAGTGTATGCACTATCATGCTTCTTAAGCATGTATGCGGCAACATGCTCGCTCATTAGCGAACATATCCATGCTTCAAATCGTTCGCGCTCATTCATAAAATACCATTCGGTTTATTTACAAGGTAAATATGAAATTTCGCGCTACATCCATCTGACAATAATTCGTCTACACGTTGTTGAGCCAGCTCCTCAGATGTCCATATTGAGTCAGGCCAATCAGACCATGCGTAAACTACATATATAACCTGATTCATATTAATCTCAGAAAAATGTTTGTTGAGTTTGGAGATCAAACTTGTGGTGTTTTTCAAGATATTCGTTCATGGATAGCAAACCAAGACACGCGCGCGCCTCCCATTTTTCGCGCAATATCTCCGGTGTAAACCCGTACTGACCCACATAATCGCGAATGACCTTTTGTTCAGAAGGAGACATAGTCATGAAATGTTTGCCTGCTTCCTTTCGCATATAAACATCATCCGAGAAAGCAAGTCCTTGAAATCGCCCATTCATGAACACCCGGACAAGCCCGGCGGATGCGAAGAACATCAGCGTCGCGGAGTCTACGGATGTCCACGGAACGCGCTCCATCATTGGCTGTCCCGTAGCTGCCAATCCGTGAGTCTTTTTGCCCACCGGGAGTTTTGCATGTACGTCGGCCGACCATTGGACGCGAAGGTTCTCGCCAAGGTCGTTGCGGGGAGATATGCAAATGTATTCTGACATTTGCGCGATTTTAGCCAATCGCGTGTCGTCCTCACCTTGATGGAAAACGGGCAATACCCGGTTGCCAAATTCAAAAACAAGGCGTTCGTAATTACGATCAGATATTTCGATTGCCTCTTCAAGCTCTTGCGGAGTTGGATCGCGTCCTGGTTCCGCAGGAATTTTATCCAGGTTGATAAGCCAGATGTTGTAAACTTGGTGCAAATGGTTGTTGATAAAGTACGCGTAACGGGGAAGTAAGTCCTCAAGTTTTGCCTCATGCCCTTTATTCCACGCAGTAAATGCTCCTGAATCGAGCATTATTGTTTGAGGTTTTGGATTTTTACGATGTGCGAGATAACTGCACCATTTCTTGGCGTTACCAAAATATCCGTCATGGCACGACAACAGGCGAAAATCAATACGCTCATTAAACCAAGGCAAATAACGATCTGATACCGGGGTAGAACTATAATAGTGATTCAGTAGTGCGGGCATATTCCCTCCGAATGCAATACATTAGCATAAATGTAAAGCTCCGTATAACGGAGCTTTACATTTAGTATTTGCAACCAGGGATTATGTTAGTGGAACTTGTAGCGGATCAATGGGTTCAATCCATTCGTCGCCATATCCATGAAAGGTTGACGATGGATGGATAGGAATGCCGCCACGTGGTGTAAATTCACCTTTAACACAAAGATACGATGGGTTTAAGAGTTTTGCAAGATCATTGCAAATTTCATTAATAATTGCCTCGTGAAAATGTCCACGATTACGAAAACTCAAGAGATAAAGTTTTAGCGATTTGGACTCCACGCACCATTTATTAGGGGTGTATACGATGTCAATTGTGGCAAAATCTGGTTGACCAGTAATTGGGCACAATGAAGTAAATTCCGACGTACGAATATGAATACCTTGTTCCGCATTGACCTCATTAAGATCAATGCGACCACTGGGTGCTGGAAAACGTTCAAGTAGTGAATAAGGATTAGATACAATTTGCGTTTCCTTATATAATTCACCATTTGCGTAATTCGATGCCTCCAATGCTTTAAGCCCAGCATGTAAAGGTACGTTAATAGTAATCTTTTCGTCAGTCATGTAAATCCTTAATTACGTGCAAGAGATAAAAATTCGTTACGTGTTTCTGGTTCAGTTACGAAAACACCTTTTAGGGATTGAGTCACAGTCTCGCTATTAAGATTTGAAACACCTCGTGACTCAATACACATATGTCGTGCCTTGATGAAAACACCACATCCCAGCGGATGTAAATGTGCCCACAAGGCTTCGGCAATTTGCTGAGTCATACGTTCTTGTACTTGCAGACGACGTGCGTACATATCTACAAGTCTGTCCAGCTTTGACAGACCGACAATACGACCATTTGGAATATACGCTACCGTGGCTTCGCCAAAGATTGGCGCCATGTGATGCTCGCAATGGGAATACACCGGAATACCTTTACGAACCACCATTTGGTCGTAGTTTTCGGCCCCGTCCTCAAAGACTTTAAGTATTTCCGAGGGATCTTTACTATATCCGCTAAACCAAGTCTTATATGCCTCAGCAACACGCTTGGGAGTTTCCTCGAGACCATCACGCAAAAATTCATACTTACCATCGATACCCTCAATTTCTTGAAGAAGGCCTCGAATATACATTTGCGTACTCATTACCAATAGCCCTCAAAAATAGCTGAGTTCCCGCTGTGTTCGCTGACCTTCACGGCTGATACGCGCACCTCCCTTCGTACGTACAGCGAATTTTTATTGAGATGTTCTTGAATTTTATCGTACACAAGCTTGGCGAATGCTTCGCAACCAACATTGGGAATAACAACACAGGTGGCTATTCCAGTCTTATTGGCAAATTCGCATATTTCTTTGGCAAATGGGTCGTTCTCAGCCACAAGGAGCTTGTGGTCAAACATATTTTCGAGATAATTTTTTAGCCATTTGAATGAGCCAAAATCAATTACCCAATTATTCTCATCAAGTTCCCTTGCGATAAAAGTGATCTCAAAGGCGAGTGCATAGCCATGCAATCGACTGCAATTACTATGCGTGGCATTGGGTTGGCGAAATACACAACTATAACCACGATCATGTCCAAATGTCTTAATGACCTTATATATCAACATAAATTCTCCTGAAATAAGGTGACCTATGACGTTGTTCGGATTTGAACCGTAACGCCGCATCGATTCGCTCAGGGGTTGGGACACGTGAATTGTCATCAAGCGAAATGTGACTTTGCACAATATCCATATTGTGCTTTCAGAACTCACCAATGCGTCTCACGACGAGAGTTCTCAACGTCATAGATCGAAAGTAAATTGTAAAGCTTATGAGTATTTGCGTAAAGCTTTATGGGAATAGGTGCGCATATTTCATAGCGAGGGGTGTGTACTTTTCGATTCTTGCCTGATTATAATTCTCAGTCAATGGCAAATCGCCCTTATCAATTTCGCCGTGCGCATGGAATCGCAACACCAATGGGTCCGGGATACCCGCTTCCGCGAAGCCACGTGCGCGTAGCAGCGATGCCGCGTCCCCATCGGTGGGTAAGCCACCCGTGTAGGCCGTGTGGCTCCACGCGAGCGCTGCGTAGCACTCATCCCCATACGTCATAGCCAAATCAACAATTTTGTCTTTAGTGAGATGCATTAGCGGGGTATGGATGGTAATTGGCAAAACTCCCGCTTCGCCTGTAAATGTCCCAAGATTAAACGTGCGTTCCAACGATTCAACAAACTCCTCACGGCAATCGGGATATCCGCTATAATCGGTCTGGCAAAGCCCGGTTACAAGATTTGCCGCCCCAAGAACATATGCTTTATTTGCCGCCAATGTAAGAAAAAGTTGATTACGCAATGGGACAAAGGTATCAGCAATTCCATTTGGAAGATTATCAACACTTTTGTATGTCTCAGGTTTAAGGTGTTTATCAGTTAGTCGAGAAATTCCACCCAAAAATCCGTGTGGAATGGTTTGATAGGAATGCGAATCAACGCCTGCAATGCGTGCGATACGGGCTGCTGCCATAACCTCAATTTCATGGCGCTGCCCGTAACTAAACGTAATCGCATGGACTTCATCAAAACGCTCTTTAGCCCAATACAAACAGGTTGTCGAATCCTGTCCGCCTGAAAATACAACGACTGCCTTACTTGTCATGATTGACTCCTCGGTTATTTTAGACCGCACAATTTGTGTAACTGGAGGCATAGGCTATAGCCATATTTGAGAGCTACTTGAACAGTAGCCTCCAGGTGAATACGATTTTCGCTTTCGATACCAACATCGACGGGTTGTACGTAAACAGTGCCTTGAAAACCCGGATGAGGGCGCGCAACGCAAGGGTGCGCACTGTGCTCAAGGTTCGTGTAAGGAAGTCCATCTGCCGGGTTGATGTTATCGGCGTGAATGATGTATTTGTAGGCACGGATATGGTTGTGGAGACGCGGATGCACAGCTCCGGTCTTCGGACTACAGACGACGGTACAGCGTGCATAAGGGAAGGATTCAGGCCCATAGGTTCCATTAGTCTCAACCTGTACTATAAAACCCCAATCTGTGAGCATTTCTACAAGCGACCCAAAGTCTTGTCGGAATGGTTCACCACCCGTTATAACTACAAGCCGACATTTGCTCTCTGACAGATTCACAACTTGCCAAAGAACAGTTTTGATATCAAGATTTATGCGCTGTGATGTGTAATCGGTATCGCACATCGGGCATTGTAGGTTGCAGCCAGCAAGGCGTATGAATACTGCGGGTTGGCCGGCGAATGGACCTTCGCCCTGAATTGTGTAGAAAATGTCGTGAATATCCAGATTTCCATGTGCACTCGATGGTGCACGTTTTTCTGGTGCTTGACGATTAATCATGAATGCGCTCCGGTAACGTGTAGCGACACCATGCCGCCACCTGATGACAAACGCAATGCTTAGTGTAAAGCATTGACAATACAAAAACAAACACCGGCTTGCGCCGGTGTTTGTTTTCAGAACATACGCACATCAATTATGCAGCCGGAGTCTCAGCCTTGGGCTCCACGATACGACCAGTAACGTTGTGGTACATGCGGTAGTCGTAGTACGCCGTGGTCTGCGTCACCTCACTGCCAACCTCATCGTAGGTCATTTGGCTGGCTGCAGACAAAAAGGCCTTGAACGTCGGGAACGTCCCATTTGCTTCCTTCAAAGCCTCGATCAATGCCCAGCAACGACCAACCTTGCTGTTCTCGCCCGGCTTGCGAATATTGTTACGAATACTCGCTTCGCGACTCTTACGAAGTTCTTCACGAGCCGCGCGACGCTCTTCAGCTTCTGCTAGCTTAGCCTTGCGCTTGGCCTCACGTTCGTCCTTCTTTGCCTTCTTTTCAGCCAATACCTTCGCGTGCGCTTCGGCCTTCGCAGCACGTGCGGATTCCTTCGCCACATCACGCGCGGCCTTACGTTCAGCAGCCGCAGCAGCCTTAGCTTGCTTCGCAGCTTCGGCCTTCGCAGCCTTCTCAGCTTCGCGCTGAGCTTTAGCTTGTTCCTTGGCGAGCTTCGCGGTCTCGGCAGCTTCGGCTTTCTTCAACTTCTCCAGCTCACGCTTCTCAGCGGCTTGGCGCTTAGCTTCAGCCTTTGCCTCATCAACCGCCTTCTTTGCCACTTCCTTGGCTTCGGCCTCCTGCTTCTTCAGCTCAGCTTCCTCGGCCTTCAGTTGTTCCAAGCTCACTTCTTCGTGAGCCGTAGTTACAGCCTTGGTCGGGGCCGAATGGGACTTTTTGTTATGGTGCTTGGACACGGTAGTTTCCTCGGTAGGTTGGGTTACGGCTTTCGGAACCTCATTCTGCACGATTTTGACTTCCGTTGCAACACCTGCGTCCTTAGCCGACCGCATATCGTTTTCGGGCTGGGCATCGGCCGCCGCATTGGCTGCATGTGCATCAAACGTATAGCGTCCATCAGCGACGGAAACAATGAGCTTATCATTGTTCTTAACGATGCGACGCAAGGCGCGAGCGGCATCGGACTTGCGGGCGTACGTGTTGGCTTCGGTGTTCATGGCATTGTCCTCGGTTTGTGTGAGATTGGTTTGGATTGGACCGCGCTATTAAGCGCGGTCGAGATAGTGGGCGATGAATTCCACGCTACACCTGCGCATGTCGCCGTTCTCCTCGCGCAAGGAAATACAATTTTTCGGACGGCTGGGCTTACATCCAATGACGGTCAGTAAACGCCCTTCATGCTTGAACGTTTGACCCAGCCATTCCGGATTAGCACCCAAGACAAGGGCGTAACGGTTCCAATCAGAAGTTGCTTTTGCAGTGATGACGTTATCGCTAGCGTCACCATTGGTTGACTGACCCAGCACTTCAAACGAGACGCGCGGGGCGAATGATTCCGGGTTGAAACGACCACCATCCACTTTAGCAACGAGACCGTGCTTAGCAGCTAGTTCATTCAGAACGGTTTGCAGTTCGGTGTAGAGGACGCGGCAGGAATTGCGGTCGAAGGAGGAAATGGTCATTTTCGTGATTCCGTTTGTGTGGTTAACAGGCGTTGTTGCCCGGTGATGTGAACAATACAGACACCTGATGTATTTGTAAAGCACTTTCTCAAATAAAACGGCCCTGTTCAGGGGCCGTTCAGAAAAGTGTAAGTCACTTACCGCCAATGCCTTTACACGCAGTTTCGATTCCCGGAGGATCCCAACAATTTAGTCGGTACCCCCGGCAGTCATGCTCAAGAATCTGGTCACTGGTTGATTGCGTCATACGATCGTTTGAACTGGGAATAATTGGTTTCCAAGTTCCGCAAAAGTCAGTCTTAGTAATTACTTGTGGTGTGCATCCAGTAAGCCACATGGTCACAATCACAATACCGCCCCGTGCCAGCGCGTTTAAGCGACCCGCTGAACTATTGGGATTGGCTTGCGAAAGCTGCACAGCGTCATCCGGCTTAACTACGCTGGTGACAACACCGTCAACAATCGGTGGATCAGGTTCGTTCAATGGCAATGCCTTTATAGATGTCTCGATTTCTGTCGATGTCTTTATCGAGTCCTGCAATTGTTCTAAACTTTTCTCGTTCTCTTTTGCTGTCTGTGTAGCTGCGTCCAGTTTACCCGCCGCTTCTCCATCACTGCGTCCTTTGATGAATACGTACGCGAGCGCGGCGATTACGGCACCAATACCCGCAGCCCATTCAAGAATCTTTATCTTTGCAGAAGCGAACCAGGTTAAAATACTCATGTCTTTATAATCTCCGGTTTATGCAACGGTGTGGGATCAAGTCTCCCATACGAAATGTTCTTTGATCCGCGCACATCGCGATTTGAGAAATCCCACCATTCGCCCGTGGCCGTAATGAGGACCTTCCAATGGTCATCATGTTCCGGTCCAAGATCTTGAAATACGTACGCAAATCCAGGACCTTTCGGTGTATCAAGCGGGATGGGTGGGTTGAGTTGAAGCATGTTCACGCGGAACTCTCACATTAGGTCAGTAGTGCACTATAACGCAAATCAATTTATCCTTGACCGTGCCAACCTTTGATGCTTAGAAGATGGGTTTATTGGAGGACACCCATGCGTCACCGGATACTCGTGCGTTACCGTACACCCGTGCGTCATCGGATACCCACGCGTCATCGTACACGCGTGCGTCACCGTACACCCATGCGTTACCGGACACAGATGCGTTACCGTACACACGTGCGTTACCGGACACACGTGCGTCACTGTACACACATGCATTGCCGGACACACGTGCATTGCCGTACACCCACGCGTCATCGTACACGCGTGCATTGCCGGACACACGTGCGTTACCGGATACCAATGCGTTACCGGATACCCATGCGTTACCGGACTGAGACAGGTTTGATTCACTGGCAATATAACCACCTAATGTACCTTCGGCTATTCCAGCAAAGGCAATAAGAGAACGTATGCGCTGCATACGTACGCCAAATTTAACAATCACATCACCTTCAACAAATTCATATTTCTTCTGCACAGACATGACGGGAATCTCCTGGTTGAGTAAGTACATAGTACACCCATTGAATTACAGATGCAATACCTCAAAACGGAATGTCATCATAAGTAGGGACCGCTAAATTAATAGACGGACGTTCCACATTGGCAACAACTTCGGGTTGCCCAAATGCTGAACCGTCAAAGCAATAATCCATGATTTCTGGAAATTGCTTATTCACCCAAACCCGAATATGTGTGGGCGCCTGAATGAGTGCACTTTCTTCAAGTACTTGATCGCAAGTTTCAGGTACGAGTGAATTACTACCAAAACGGCGTTTCCACCATTTATGCGCCTTGTGACGAGCGAACCCCGTATGCTCAAAACACAGATATTCATTAAACATACGATATCCGCAACTATAAGTAACCTTAACCATAGACGGCTTATCGGGTTTTACATGTAGTGTATAAGAAACATATTCGACAGGAAAAATTGCAACTTCTGGAACTCCATTGTCTTCTTTTTCCTTAGCTTTGGATCGCGGAGCCATGAGATCTGTATTGTCAGCAATAGCCTTTAATTTTTCTTGTGGCTCAGGAAAGGGCTCGCCACAGCGCTCACAGAATCGTTTAGAAATATGATTTTCACATCCGCATTTACCACATGGGCGAGTCATATCGCCACCTGCTTTCTTTTCGCCCTTCTTGCGTGGGATTACCGGATCATTAATCGGACCAAGACGTTTAGCGTTACGCGCGAAGTCTCCAACTAAACAATCTTTCTTTCCAGACCATGGCGCCACACGCGTACCACGCCCAAGCATTTGCACCCACAGGATTGACGACTGTGTTGCGCGTAACATCATGATGTAATCAGTCTCAGGCGCATCAAATCCCTTAGTCAATACTCCCATATTAACCAATGCTCGAATTTTACCGTCTTGATACATTGAAACAGCTAAATCATTTGCACCATCATTCTGTTTGCTATGCACCCCCATAGCGCTAATGCCAGCTTCGCGCAGATAGCGAACAGTGTTCTCAACATGTTTTACGCCTGTGCAGAATACTAACCAACACTTACGATCTCCCGCCAAATCTAACGATTCGGCGATAGCAGCTCGCGTAATCTTTTCGCGGTCGGACGCTTCTTGTAATTCCGATTGGTTAAATTCACCTGCGACCGTACTTACGCCTGTAAGATCAATATGCGTTTGCGTCCGCAAAGGATATAATGGAGATAAGAATCCATCCTCAACAAACCGAATGAAATCTTCAACACCAATGCGCGAATAACAACGATGAGTGAATAAACCCCCCTCTTCAATGTTACCAATGCCAGAACGCCACGGCGTGGCCGTCAATCCAATAACCTTCAGTTTCGGATTCTTTTTTAAAAGTGCGTTAATAAAGGTGTAATAACGAGTCTTTTCGCGCCAATCCACCATATGCGACTCGTCAATAATGACCAAATCGATATGACCAAAGACATGAGCTTTTTCGGCTACGCTCTGAATTCCTGCAAAGGTAATGCGATAATGCGTGTCACGGCGATCCAATCCTGCGCTATACACGCCGACGGGCGCTTGTGGCCAGATCGTTAGTAATTTTTGCGCATTCTGATCCACAAGCAATTTACTGTCCACAAGGCACATGATTCGCGTCTGTGGATAACGTTCCAACGCTTGCTGCGTGAATCCGGCAATGACTAATGATTTTCCCGTTCCTGTAGGAAGCGCAATATTTGGATTCCCGCGTTCTTTCTTAAAATAATCAAATAAAGATCCAATGGCTTCGTCTTGATACCATCGTAATTCGTATGATCCGATGTGTGACATGCAATCTCCTAAATCACGAAATGATTAAATATAGCATAGTACAGCACTTATAATTCCGTGATTTTGTGATATGCGGAACAACCTGCAAGTTGCGCGGATTTATTAAGATAAGAACGAGTCTTTCTGCATTCCCATTGCGGATTGCCATCGCTATCAATTGACGTTGAAGGCTTAACGAATACGCAGGTTCGACAATTGCGAGCAATCTCACGTCCAAGATGGCATGCCTTTGTAAAATTGCAAAATTTGCATTTATAATATCCAGGCGATGCATTGTTTATCTTGCGCGGAGGAGCGTCCGCATAAATAATCTGCGAAGCACGATCTTTAAAACGAGCAAACACCTCAGGGCGAAATTCGATAATCTCAGCGTGCAGTTTGTCATCATTTTTGCATACAGCCAGAAACAACGTATATTTGAGATTGAATTTAGCCATGTAAATTTGTGTTTGGATGAAATATTCCTCATCGCTCATTTCAACGCCATTTGCAACGAGTGTTACGAAACGTTTTTCATTATATGTCTTGAATTCACCCAACATATCCACATCTGGCATATCCGGCACATTCTTAAGAATGCCGTCCATTGAGCCCGCAAAATGTCCGGCACAATCTCGAAAACGTAATTGCGCGCCATTAGCATCTTGTTGAATGACACGAACGCCAATAGTCAGGAGCATAGCAATGAAACGCGCTTCCTCAATATGACCACGATTCCAAAGACGTAGCATACGCGCATGTGTTTGCTCACTTGTCTCACCATCCGATGGCCTAAAATCGTCTTCGCCCACCCATCGGAAGCTATACCACAAGCTTCGCGCGCATTCTTTGCCAATTTGGGACGCGCCGAGGTGCGTACGAAGCTCGTCACTATCCGGACGATAAGCATCGCTCATATGAGGAATGACGCGGCCCAGCCATGTACGGAATTTAGCGCCATTGTCGCTATGAATTGCGTCGCTGATGGCATTGAGAGTCTTAGTAGCGAGGATCATACGCGTCGTTCCGGGTTACATTCAAAGAAATAATTGAGTTTCTCAACATGATCGGGATTCCATACCCACCATTCCTCGAATTTGCCGTTTTGTTCTTCTTTATATAGATAAGCATACCGATACCCGCTAGGAAGAGGATCGGTATATACCGGCATGAATCTACCACTCGCGGAATTGTATTCTCCAATTTCCCATTCCACAAAGACATCTCGCACTGTCTTGGCTTTGCAGCCGACAGCCTTTGCGATTAATGGTATAGATAAATATCCCTCCGGATATACGCGATCTGGCTTAATCTTATCGGGGCGTTCCGACTCAATTTTTATACCCGGATTTGCACGCACCCATTCCACATCATCACGAATAAGATCTACGATTTTCGGAGACCATATCAACCATTCCTTGAAATGGCCTGTCTCATCGTCAACTTCTCGATGCATGGCATGCAATCCAGTAGCTTTCTCGGAAGGCACAAATTCTTTGGCGTTCGGATCATAAATTAGCCAACCACCTCTAATCATTGCCTTCTGAATGATATGCCATGAAAATCCCTTTATTTTAAATTGCGATCCAATCTGCGAACGGCTCATAAAACCGTTCTCATATTTATATGCCATATGTCAATCTCCTTAATGAACTAAAACATGAGAAGTAAGCTAACATATATGAGCATATAACGCATATATACGAATATACAAGCATATAACACATATGGAAGTTTATAACGCTTATGGTGTCCATTACGCGCGCGTGTGCGCACGCGCGTACATTCAAGCGAAACGAAAACCTCAAACGTCCTATTAGGGACTTGACAAATTAACGGAAATATGCTAGGTTAAACCCTTCAAAAGGAAGAGGGATCGGCGGGACCCCGCTTAGGGGGACTAAGCGATCCCGCCGTTTCTTCCGGGAAGGGTGAATACCTAGCATTATTCCGGTAATTTGTATAGTCCCATTAAGGACGTTTGGCCGATCAGATACGAAAATAACAAAATGCCACCTGTAAATCAATGTATATAAATTGATTTACATTAGGTGAGAATATCTAAGTTATTGTTTCTATTACAATTCGCATGTACCATGGCGCGTGCCCACTAAGCGCGTATCCCGCCATGAGCCTTAGCATTTTTGATAGCGTATATAACGCCCTATTTAAACAAAAACGTCTTACTAAGGCGATTGTAAATACGCTACCTCCTACCTTGCCATCTAAAAAATCCAAGGACCCATTGGACCCATTGGACCCATTGGACCCATTGGACCCGTTAGACGCAATGGGTCCGCTTGTGGATTTAGATGGCGCTCATATGCAATTTACGACCCGACCTTTTGAGAGTGCTATTCGGCGTTCGATTGAAGATTTTCCGACTACTGACGATTTTGCAGATGTAATAGACGAAAATGAACAAGTAACAGGTGAAGTTCGTTTCGTTGGCGACTCCGCGATTCGTAAGCATGTTCGGGTGTCGGACGGCGTAACAGGCCAAGGTACGAGTAGTGTTAAGGCTGATTGGTCCGCCTATGAAGTGCCGGACGCATTGCAGAATTGGTTCAATTCGCAAGGTTTTATCGGCTATCAAGCATGCGCGCTGATAGCTCAGCATTGGCTTGTGGACAAAGCCTGCACTATGCCGGGCGAGGATGCTGTGCGTAATGGATATGAGGTTTCATTGGTTGATGAGGAAAATGAAGATCTTGAGGAAGCCGAGGAAGCTAAAGACCTCAAGGCTGAGAAGCTCATTAAGAGTCTAAAAGAAATTGATAAATTGTACGAAATTAAAGACCACCTCGTACAATTTTGGCGATATATCAATATCTATGGGATTCGCGTATGCGTATTCGACATTGAATCGGATGATCCAAAGTTTTATGAGAAACCATTTAATATCGATGGTGTAAGTAAAGGTTCTTATAAGGGAATTAAACAGGTCGACCCGTACTGGATGATGCCAGTTCTAACAGGTCAAGATACTGTTGATCCGACGAGCCGTAGTTTTTATGAACCGACATTTTGGACCATTGGCGGCAAGAAATATCACAAATCTCATTTGGTTATTGGCCGTGGACCAATGCCAGCGGATATTCTGAAACCAAATTATATTTTTGGCGGAATTCCACTAACTCAACGAATCTACGAACGGGTATACGCCGCAGAACGCACGGCCAATGAAGGGCCGTTGCTTGCAATGACGAAGCGCACAAACGTGTTGCATACCAATATTGCAAAGGCAGAGGCTCAACCAGGTAATTTCATGGCTCGCCTCATGAAATGGGTTAACCTGCGCGATAATTTTGGCGTCAAGACAGTTGGTCTTGATGAAGTTGTTGAGCAATTCGATACCTCATTGGCAGACCTTGATAGCGTCATCATGACGCAATATCAACTTGTGGCCGCAACCTCACAATGCCCATCAACGAAACTACTCGGCACATCCCCTAAAGGATTTCAATCGAACGGTTCTGGTGAAGAGAACAGTTACCATGAGCGCCTTGAATCTGTTCAGATGATTGTTCAGCCCCTTCTTGAACGTCATCATCAATTAGCTATTAAATCGCAATGGGGTGAGCATATCCCGGTACAAGTTGTATGGAATCGAGTAGGTTCCATGACTGCCCAGGAATTGGCAGATCTTAATGCTAAGAAAATGGAAGCTGGCGAGCGTGCTATTAATCTTGGTGTTATTAGTCCAGATGAGGAACGTCAGCGCCTCAAGAGCGATCCGTTGTCGGGCTACAATCACCTTGGAGATGAAGAAGCCTCCGATGAGATGGGTAATACGCCTGAGAATGAGGCAAGGCTTACGACAGCGAATGCGCGCATGGATGAGGGGCAAGCTAAGGAGACTATTGCTGGACAGAAAACTAACGCGTACACCGAACAATCTTCTGAAAACGAAGGTGATGCGGGTGGTGTGGGCGGCGCAACTCCTTTAAATGTTCCGCAATCCGATCCCACTGGTCTAAGCGAAGCCATTATGCGGCTGCGTAATGCATTGAGCACGGCGCAGCCGCATAGCGAGCTTATTCCGCATGTCCACTCATTGGCTCGCGCACTTGAACGTCACGCGCCCGCGCAACGCGAAATGGATACCACAGATGAATTGCATGAATTGATTACTAGACTTAGTGATCTTTTAAATCCACAAAGGACTAAAGGTAGTACGGACCGAATGCTAAAGCCGGGTACAGAACCTGGCACAAGGCGGTTATTTAGCATGGTTGCTGATGGATCGGACGCGGGACTGCCATCCGATGGTGGAAAGCAATTCTCATCTCGTAAGATGCCCAAGGTTAAGGTAGGCCGATTGACCGTTCTTGTGGAAAATCCCAAAGGATCAATTCGTGCAGGTCGTACGTTAGCGGGTGAAGAATGGCGTAGCCAGATGCCACATCATTACGGATTCATCAATGGTGTTGTAGGCGCTGATGGAGATGAACTTGATGCGTTTGTTGGCCCAAACACAGCTAGCCGTACGGTATATGTGATCAATCAGAACGAGCCAACAACTGGCGAATTCGATGAACATAAGGTAATGCTTGGTTTTGATTCTGGCGATGATGCATTGCAGTGCTATGAGGACGCTTATCAGGAAGGTTGGCAAGGTTTTGATAGCATGTACGAAATGAGTATGAATGAGTTTTACGACTGGATCAGAAATGGCGATCTGAGCCAGCCTGCAGGAAAGACAATCGCCAAGTGAACGCGAGGACGTTATGAGTAACGACAAACGTACTGAATCAACCGCTACGGGCAAGCCGGCAAATTTGGGTAGCCAAATAGCGGGCGACATTGCCAACGCCATGGAGAGCGCGGCGAGTGTCGCTGCAGGGCAGGTTTTGGTCGATGCCAAAGCGAAAGCCGAGGGTGTGATTGCAAAAGTGCGTGCTGCCGCTAAAAAAGCGAGCACTGAAATTAAGGAAGACGCTGAAAAAATCAAAGAAGAAGTTGAAACTGACATCGAAGAAGTTGAAACTGACATCAAGGAATTTGTCGGTAAAGTTGAGGAACGTTTGCATATTGCTCCGCATCTCATTGGGACCAATATGGAGCACACTATCCCGAGTCAGCCGCCCCGCAATTAATCATGGCATTTAAGGCATCTAAGGCACGCGGTAAGCGAAAGGAACCTGTGGCGCGAGGAACACAGCTCGTCCCAAATGCTGCGTTAAAAGAAGCCTATGCTAAAAAGATAAAAACCTTAATTGATAGAATGGTTGATGATTACAAGGATGAATTGTTCCAGGGATTTGGACACAAGGATGTGGAATTTTTCTATGGCGAAGACGCCTCGACCACAGCCATTTTTAAGCGGATCCTCGGCCGCTTGGATCGGAAATGGCGAGGCGTCTTCGCCGCCTTTGCTAAGACGCATGCAAATTGGTTTGCGTCTAAAGTTAATACATATAGTTCATTTACTGTTAAACACAGTCTTAAATCCTTGGGGCTTGCTGAACCTAAAGATATAAATACGCAAAATATAAAAGAAACATTGCAAGCTACTATTGCTGAGAATGTTAATCTAATTACAAATATTCAGGAAGATTTTGCAAAAAATATTGAAGGTTTGATTTTTCGTTCAATTGCTTCGGACAATCCCGAGGATAATTCGCCCGCTGTTATCAGGGAATTGATGGAGCGCGGGAACATGACCAAGCGCCGTGCCACGCTCATAGCGGAGGATCAAAACAGCAAGCTATACTCCGCGCTAAACAGTGAACGCATGCAACAGAATGGCGTTGAATTGTTTGGCTGGAAACATAGTAGCGCAGGGAAATACCCCCGCGAATCACACATTGCACGAGAGAAAGAGGATGTCGGCTATGGTCCCGGCATTTTTCGTTTCGACTCCCCCGAGTTATGGGAAGGCCCAAAAGCAGATCGGGGGCTTCCCGGTCAAGCGATACGTTGTCGTTGTCGCATGATTCCAATAATCCAACTAGGATAATATATGCCAATCGATATCTCAAAGTATGTAGGCGTTGGCGGTACTCCGCAATTCTTTAATAACTCCGGTCCCGCAATCCTAGAAGATAATAATATTTTCGGGGGTTTCAATATCTTTATTGAACCCGTTATTGTTCCACAAGCTCAAGCTAATGACCAAGCCGTCAATCTTGGTCAAGTTTCAGACATAATTACTACTACACTTACCGATACTGTAACGGTTACATATCTTAATCAGCAACTCGCACTTTATGCTCCGCTAGCCGGAGCCACGTTTACGGGTCCCGTTATTCTTAGTGCCGATCCTACGCAGCCTATGCAGGCTGCGACGATGCATTATGTACAACAACAGACTGTAAATGGTGTACAAGTAAATCAGTCAAATACATTTGAGGCAGGATTTACTCAAACCTTCCTTGGACCCGTCGTGGTCCAAAATGCAACTGCAAACGGCAATCCGGTTACGCTTGGGCAATTCAATACTGAGGTCGCACTTCTTGCGCCATTAGCCTCGCCGAATTTCACAGGCACTGCTACAGTTCCTAATCTCGCAAATGCAGCAGACAATAGCACAAACGTACCTAATACTGCATGGGTGAATACGTTTGTGGCGAATAATGCGTTCAACGTTAACGTTGCACATACGTGGGGAAGCACTCAAACCTTTACTAATCCACCTAGTATTACTACGCCTGCGAGTAATCCGACTGCCAATCAATTGATTACCTTTAGTCAGGTTCAAGGTCTTATTACTACTGCTACTGCAGGCATGATTATTGCTTCGTCTAACGTGACGTGGACGGGAACTCATACCTTCGATACTGCCACGTCTTTTGTGGCAGGTTTAACATCTCAGGCCGATATAACGCTCACAGCAGCGAATAAACTGCATTTTGGAAATGGAAGTTATTTCCAATCTAGCGACACCGCTGGCGTACAGATGGTGGAAGGTGAAGCCGCACCGGGCGGCCAATTGACTATCAAAGATAGTAATGGCGTAATTTGGACAAATATTGATACGCGCGGTGGAACATTTGCTAATAAGATTAGCGGTCCCGACGGGTCTGCGGCAAATGATTACGCGACAGTAGGTCAGGTTGGCGCAACAATTACTGCGCAGCTAGCTAATTATGCGCCTCTGGCATCCCCCATCTTTACCGGCACGCCACAAGGTCCTACTCCGTCAGGTACAAATAACCAACAACTAGCCACTGTTGGTTATGTAAACAGTAAGACCGGTGGACAATTCGATCCTACTGCTAATTATACCTTGACGGGAATTTGGACATTTAATAATCCCGTTGTGGTGCCGAATGCAACTGCCAATACCCAAGCTGTTAATTTGGGACAGATGAATTCCGCTCTGTCCGGATACGCAACGACGTCCCAACTTTCAAATTATCTACCTTTAACTGGTGGTGGCCTGTCGGGCGGTTTGGTTGTCGCTGGCAATGTCACGCTTAGCGGTGGTAGCTCCACCTTTGTTGGACAGATCACGGTTCCC